CTGCCAATGCTCATGAATTATCAGTTGGCTTTGAGGTAGTAGAAAGTGTAGTTAATAATTCTATTGATACATCATTACTTGATAATGCTCAAGGATTTAATAATGAAAATGCTCCAGGCGCATTTAGATTAAAATTAGAACCTAAATTAGTTGTTAAAACTAAAGCACAAAAAACTACTGCTAATAACTTTTTTTCTCTTGTTGATTTTGAAAGTGGACAAACCATAACTAGAAATCAAACTACACAATATAATAGACTAGGCCAAGAGTTAGCATCAAGAACTAATGATGAAAGTGGTGATTATGTTGTTAAACCTTTTGCTATAAGATCAGAGAATATTGTTAGTAATACAACACATACAAGTATGGTTGTTGGTGCAGGCCTAGCATATGTTGATGGATATAGAGTTCAATTACATGACGCAACAAGAATTCCTGTAGAAAAAGCTACAACTCAAGTAGATAAATTAAATCAAACAATAACTCCAAATTTTGGCAATTATATAATAGTAAATGAATTACTTGGTTCGTTAAATTATACATCAGGAAGTCAAATAACATTACATTCAGCGGCTTATCAAGGTATAACTAGTGAATATGCAGAAGCACCATCATCATTACCTAATTCAATAGGGACTGCTAGAGTTAGAGCAGTAGAGAATCATGAAGGTGTTCCTGGCACTCCTGCAGCAACATATAGAGTATATTTGTTTGATATATCAATGAGTGCAGGAAAACAATTTAGTAGTGTTAGATCAATCCATTTTACTTCTACCTATGATTTTGTAGCTGATATATTACTGGAATCAAATAAAGCTGTATTAAAAGATAGTGGTTTAGCAGTTAGTGTGCATCCGCTAGGATCTACGGGAGTATCAACTATACGCAATTCTCAAGGTATTAATAATACAACATTTATACACAGAGATATGAATGATGCTATAACATTTGCAAGTAACGGTTCTTTAGAAATAGTATTATCTGGAAATAGCAAATTTCCGTTTACAGATGATTCAACACTAAACAGTGTTCAAGAACGCCAAATTATTGTTACATCATTGACAGGAGCTAATACTGTAGCACGAACTGGCACAGCAACCTCACATTCCAATACTACAATCGAAGGTAATGGAACTAATTTTGTATCAGATTATAATGTAGGTGACTATATATCAATATCAGGGGAATCATCATCTTCTAGAATTGCTGCTATAACAAACACAACTCATATAGTTCTCGAATCTGCATTTGGTTCTACTGTTAATAATGCAGCACATTATAGAAATTTTCCAAAAGATACCTCAATACCATTGTCTAGTAGATCTGCAAATGTTGTAATATCACAAAGTCAACAAAAAATGACAATTAATTTGGATGAGTCATTATCATCAACTATTAATGCTGCAGTAATATATCCCGTCAAAATAGACAGTGCTGTTCAAGTAAATAAAAATTTAAGAGAAGTGTTTACAAAAATTGATACTTCTAATAATGTAAATAGCACATCTGGTCCATGGTCTTTGGGTGTGCCAGATGCTTTACAATTAATAGCTGTATATAAAGGTTCTACATATGCAAATACGGAAACAGATGTAACTTCTCATTTTGTTATAAATCCAGGCCAAAAAGATGCATATTATGGTATATCTACATTAGAACAAAAATCAAGTTCATCTTTAACAATATCTGCTTCAGATAAGTTATTGGTTCACTTTAATGCATTTCAAAAAGATAGTACTGGAGGAGGCTCCGGATTTTTTTCAATAGATTCATATGCTCCGACAGATTCAGGCAGTATTGATAATACCCAATTTAGGACTGAAGACATTCCTTTATTTAATTCTCCTACATCAGGTAAACAATATGATTTAAGAGACTCAATAGATTTTAGACCTATGACAGCTAATACTGGAGTATATGCAAATACAATTGTATCAGCGACAGTAAATCCATCAAATGCAATATCATTTAGTAATGACAAATTTGTAGCTCCTGGAAGAGAATTTGTAGCTGATTTTAAACATTATCTTTCTAGGATTGATATGCTGCATATTGAATCTACTGGCCAAATAGGTGTTATTAAAGGATTAGCAGCAGAATCTCCTGTTCCTCCAACAAAGCCAGATACAGGTATGATAATAGCTACAGTATCAGTGCCAGTATATCCATCATTAAGTATAACAGATGCTATTACAAGTAAACGACCATCATATGGTATTAAAACAAGTGTAAGGCAAATTAGAAGATATACAATGTCTGATATTGGTGATATGGAAGAAAGATTATCAAGACTTGAATATTATACTTCTTTAAATTTATTAGAAAAACAAACCACTGATTTAATAATAAAGGGTTCTAATGGATTAGATAGATTTAAAAATGGTATATTGGTAGATGCATTTAAAGATTTAAGTATTGGTAATATTAATAGCTTAGAATATAAAGCAGGTGTTGATAAAGCTGCAGCTCAATTAATTCCAAAAGTTGAACAAGTAAATTTAGATTTATCATTTAATAGTTCATTAAGTTCAAATGTTACAAAGACAGGTGATCTTATAACAAATGATTATTCCGCTAATTTAGTATTATCTAATCCATATGCTACAAAATCCAGAAATGCTACTGAACTATTTCATCGATATAATGGCACAATGACATTATTTCCAAACTATGATAATTTCTATGATACTACTATAAACCCAGAAAAAGTTAATAATGTAGTAATTGATATGACATCTGGATTTGAAAGTTTAATTGGAGAATTAAATAAAATAGACGTAATAAACCAAAGAAGATTTGATATTATAAATGATGTTTCGCGAGATGTTTTATTAAATTCAACAACTACTGGTTGGAATAATGGCAATAGTGGTGGAACTGAGACCACAAATACATTTGAAGTTATAAGAGATAGAACAATTAGAGAAACAAGACAACTTCTGAATATATCAGATAGTAATATATCAACAGTAGAAGTTGGCGAATATATGACTGATATGGCTATGCAACCATATATGAGATCAAGAATTGTAAAATTTGTAGTACACGGTTTAAGACCTAATACTAGACACTACATATATTTTGATGACACAGCTGTAGATCAACATTGCAGAGCTGCTATAATTACAGGAACTGGTGCAGATATAACAGAAAATGATATAGAAGAAATAGGTGAGTTTGGAGGAACAATAACCGCAGATGGTGCTGGTGTTGTTGCAGGTAGCTTCAGAATTCCAGCACAAACATTCTTTGTAGGTGAGAGAATATTAACAGTAGCTGATGAAGTATTTTCTACGTCATTGAAAGATGCAACATCAATAAGCTTAACCGCATATAATGCATATAACTTTTCTATCGAAAAAGGTAGTTCGTCTATTAGTACAAGACAACCAACTTTTAATAGAATAGGTTGGTCAAACACAACAATTGAGACATCAAGATCAGTAGAATCGCGTAGAAGTAGACAGGTGACATGGCAACAACAACAAGATGATGGTGGTGACGATGGTGGAAACGAATCAGAATCTGGTGGTGTAGGTAATGGAGGTGATCCAGGAGCCGGTGTAGATGACCCACTAGCTCAAACATTTTATATTGGACCTAGTATTTCACAAGATGAAGAAGGTATCTTTGTACCTAAAATAGATTTATTTTTTGCAGAAAAAGATGCAGTTGAAGGTGTTACTATAGAAATGAGAACAGTATTTAATGGAACACCTGCTCAAGAAATATTACCTTTTGGAATAAAACATTTAACTTCGGCAGAAGTTAGCACAAGTAATAATGGATCTATATCTACTACTGTAACATTTGACTCTCCATTGTTTATGAGGCAAGGTAATGAATATGCTGTAATCATAAAACCAGATGGTAATAACCCAAGTTATAAATTATGGGTGTCAAAAATTGGACAATCTGATTTAACAACAGGATCAGATAATATAACACAAGATAGTTTTGATGGTGTTTTATTTCTTTCAACAAATAATAGAACATGGACAGCTACACAAGATGAAAATTTAAAAGTAAACATATATAGATGTGATTTTTCTTCTACATCTGGAACAGCAATATTCAATAACCCTGATATAGAATTTTTAAAGATTCAAGATATGAGTGGGTCATTTTTTAATGGTGAATTAGTATATAAATCTGGAGCTAATGTTAGTGCACAAACGATAAGTATGTCCGCAACAAGTAGTAATTTAGTTGGGACAAGTACTACATTCACAACGGATTTTAGTGTTGGTGATAGAATTGTGGTTGTCGGTGCGGATTCTAATGGGTCAATTAGATCTCAAGTATTATCTGTAAACAGTATAGCGAATAATACACAACTTTCAATAAAAGGGCAACCATTATTTTCTAATACTATAGCTAATTACCAAATAACACCTTCAGGTAGCGTAAGTTACTACAACAATAATGATGGTGTTTTACATTTAACTAATAGTAATGCATCAAATTCAACATATTTATTTGCAAATAACGATACATTAATTGCAGCGGATTCAAATGCTAATGCAGTTATAACAACGGTTGATAATCAAATTGTAAGTTATTTTCAACCTTTAATGTATAGATTATCATTTGCTGGTAATATTACAAATAATGGTACATCTACATTAACAGCTGCAGACAGTACATCTAACACAACAATAGTAGATATGAAATTTAATGATAACAACAGAATATTAGCGTTTGAGCCAGCAGTATATAGTAAAAGTAATGAAATTGTTGACAATTCAGGCAATAAAACATTAACAACTACGATGAATTTATCAACTGGTAAAATTACACTAACTCCAGCATTAGATACCCAAGCAACAAGTTTATTGACATTTAAATCAGACATTAATAATACAATTAGTAATGAAGCATATGCTAATGGGTCATCTGTTTGTAAATATATTTCCAGAACTGTAAATTTAAAAGAAGGATTAGATGCTGAAGATTTGAAAATATTTGTATCTGCATATAGGCCTGCAGGAACAGATGTACATGTATTTTTAAAAGGATTAAATTCAGCGGATAATCAAGAATTTAATAATAAAAAGTGGACTAAATTGACAAATTTAGGTAATGACGTTTTTAGTTCAACATCAAATGAATTTGATGTTATAGAATATGAATATGATCTTCCAAGCAGTCCTGATACAACACCTCTTGTTGGTGTTGGATCTACATCAAATGGTATCTCAACAATAAGTGTATCTGGTAATACTCCTGGATTCTCTAATGGATCTGCCAATCTTGTAGGAACAGGAACATTATTGAAAATTGTAAATTCTGATTCTAATACAGATTATCAAATAACTAGAGTTGCCTCAGTTAACACATCAGTAATTATTGTTGACCAGGAACTTGGATTTACTAAAGCAGGAACACAGTTAGAAATTTTATCTCAAGATCATGCTATATTTAAAGATCCTCAAAATGAATTTGTAGCTTCTTATTTTGATGATAATGGTGTTAAATATGATGAATATAAATCATTTGCAATAAAAATTGTATTAACAACTACTAGTAGTAATATTATTCCTAAAGTAAATGATTATAGAGCACTAGCACTGTCTGTATAGGGGATTATAATTATGATAAATAAATTTGAAAAAGATTTACATTCAAAAGCGATACTAAATACTAATAGAATGTCATATGAAGAATATAAAGTTAAAAGAAAAGAAAATAAAAAAGTTTGTTCTCTTGAGAAGAAAATAGAATGTTTAGGTAATGAAATGCGAGAGTTAAAAGATTTAATTAACAAAATATTTAAGGGTAAATAATGTCAGAGTCAAAATATATAGGTGCTAATGTAGCTACCCAAACAGATACCTTCGCATCGTGGATTGAACGTACTAATCAAATAGTATATGATATGAGCACTGTTGTTATAACAACATTTGCAAATAGTACGGGAGGTCAAACTACTGGCAATGCTCATGTTAATGGTTTTTTTAGTGCTAATACTTTAATTGCTAAAGATATAATAAGAGGTGGTACTGTAGATTCAAGTGGGTTATTAACTATAGGATCAAATGCCACTTTTGCTTCTAATTCAACATTAAATATAAATTCTAATACTATAGTAGGCAATACTGTTTTATTTAACAAAAGAGTAACTACAACAGACAATACTGTTATAGGTGGTGCTAATAGTACCATTACAGCCAATATAACAATTAATAATACAAATACTCATATTGTAGGTAAACAAATTACATCAACATCAAATGTTAGTTTATCTGGAGCTAATATACATATCATATCCACATCAGTAGATATAACATCTGATACATTTATCTCTGGTGATTTAATAGTTGATTCTGGTAATTTAGTAACAACAAGTAATGTAAGTGTTACATCATCAAACACAGAAATCACTGGTGGTGAATTTGCGGTAGGCTCCAATGTAACTATAACATCTGCAAATGTAGATATAACTAATTCTAATACAAGTATATCATCCACACAGGTTGATATTACATCTGCTAATGTCTCAATTGCTGGTGGCGAAGTTAATATAACTTCTAATGTAGCTTTATCTAATGATTTATCTGTTGGTGGAGATCTTAGTATTACAGGCATAACTACCGCAACAGGAAATGTAAGTATTGGCGATAAATTAGCAGTTACTGGCGCTTTAACGCTCTCTAACACTGCAAACATAGTTGGGGCAGTTACTATGTCCAGTACACTTGATACTTCTGGAAATGTCAGTATTTCTGATCAATTAACAGTAACAAATAATGTTGCTTTAAGTTCTGCTCTATCAGTAACTGGCGTTGTAACTATTACATCTAATACAACTACTAGACAAGTAGCTCCTAGTGCTACTAATACATATAATATTGGCACCTCATCTAAAGCATATGCTAATGGCTTTATTAATTACTTAACAACCAGACAAATATCAGCAAATGGTGTTAATGTTAGTGGTGGCAACATTGGTGCTAGTGGATCAATAAATGCAAATAATGGTATATCTGTGTCAGCTAATAGTACTGCTAATGCATTTGAAGTATCAGCTACAACCGGCAATATTGATACGATTGGATCTCTAGAAGTGGATGGAGCTGCTAATATTGGTGCTAATGTAACAATAGGTGGATCTAATACAGTAATCCAAGGCCATTTAAGAGTAGAGCAAGATATGGAAGTTGTTGGAAATATTAATTTTATTTCTAATACAAGCGCTCAAGATTTTACAATTCTAAACGACACACAAATTGGAGCAAATACAGATAGTGTAGTAACTATTAATGCTACTGTAAATACTAATATAATACCAACCGAGGATGTTACTTATGATTTAGGATCATCTGCAAAAAATTGGCAAAATGTGCATGCACAATCAATTATATCTTCTAATGCTACTATCGAAGAAATTTCTGTAACAAGTGATTTTTCTGTTGCCGGAAACACAGTTTTAGGTGATAATAATGGAGATATTATAGATACAAAAGGTTATTTTGCTAACAATGTTATTCCTACTACAAATGCAATATCATTAGGATCATCTACTAAAAGATGGAACGTTCAAGCTAATACATTACATATTTCTGGTAATGGTACTGTCCATATTGCTGACACAGATGCAGATAGTACTACGCCAATAAATATAAGAGTAGCTAATACTGGTATTGGTAATAGTGGATTAGTAATTAGTTCTAATGCTACACATTCTTATCAAATATGGCATGAGAATAATGACGGTGCTACTAGTGGATTAGATGCAGATTTATTAGATGGCCAAGAAGGTTCATATTATAGAAATGCATCAAATATATCTTCTGGTACTTTAGTAGCAGCAAGGTTAGCTACTTCAGGAGTTACTGCAGGAACATATGGTAGTGCCTCTGCTGTGCCTCAATTTACAGTAGATAATAAAGGCAGAATAACAAGTGTATCTGATGTTTCTGTAGCTGGTGTTGCTTCTCTTGATTGGAAAAATAGTAATAATACATTAGAAATAGGATTATCAAGTGGAACTACATTAAAAGAAACTATTGACACATTTGATGCAGTAACCAATTTTAATGCTAATATTGTTTTAAGTACTGCAGCGCGTATTGTTGATAGTACCGGTGCTAAATTAGAAATTTTATATGCAAATGGCGATGTGGCTTGGCCACAATAAGGAAAATATATAATGGGCAACCCTTTAAAATTAATACGAACTGGAAATACTTCAGTTGATATTCAAGAAATGTCTAATACAGATATGGATTATATCACACACTTGGTATTAAGAAAAGTATCATTAGAGTCTGATAATAGCACAGGTGCATTAAATATAGCAGGTGTTGGTACTACAATAGGTTATTTTTCCGATACTGCAAGAGTGGAATCTATTGGCACACACCCAGCAAATGGTCAAATAACTACAACCACTACAACTTTATCACAGAATCTTGTCTCAGTATCGGAAACAACTGTTAGTCCTTTAGAATTAGATAATAAAAAACCTAGACCAATGTCTAGTAATAATTTAGATAACAACATTATGAATTATATTTCGTCTAATTTAGCTAATATATCAACACCATCTATAAGTCAATATTATCTTTCTACATCAACTCCAGCTACAATATTTTCAGGCACTTGGGTGTCAGTAGCATCATTGACAGATACATTTGGGGGTAGTGGTGGAAGTTCTTCTAACACATCTTATCTTTGGAAAAAAACAAATGATTCCTTACCAACAGTAATAAGACCATTAAAGCTTGGTATAGATGGTACAATGCAAGAAATGACTGATGTTGAAATAGAAACATTAACAGATAGATATAGAAATAGAATTGTATCCACAGAAGTAGGTAGATATTCGTTAGCCACAACACCACCAACAACTGGAACATGGGTACAAGTAGGTGATACATTTATTGATACAAGGCAACAAGTTGCAGCAAATACATACGTAGGATCGTTTACAGGAACGTATAATAGACAATATACTGGATTATTTACCGGTCAATATCAAGGAAGCTTCACTGGACAATATACAGGAGTATATAATAGAGATTTTACTGCAAGTTATAGTGGCCAATATACAGGTCAATATACAGGACAATATACAGGTGCATTAACAACAAATTTTTCAGGGAGTTATACTGGGAGTTATACTGGAACTTATACATCACAACAAATAACTGGATATTTTACTGGAACATATGCGCTCCATGTAAGCACTTCATATTTTAATGGAAGACCTCGATATAATTACAATTATTATACTGGAAGTTATGCTAGATATGGCCCAGTTGGATTTACAGGTTCATATGTAGGATCATATATTGGCTATTATGCAGGAACATATAATAGACAGTATGCAGGAACATATAATAGGCAATATACAGGATCTTATAATAGGCAATATACTGGTAGTTTTACAGGCATATATAATAGAGAGTATACACGTATGTTTACTGGATCATATTCTGGGAATTTTACAGCAGAATATAGTGGTAATTATACAGGTAATTTTACAAGTGATACTGTATCAAGTTCTAAAAACAGTATTACAACAATTGCATTATGGTTGAGGATAGCATAGATTATGAGATATATAGAACCCAAATGGTTAATACCAGAAGAAAAAAAACAAATAGAAGTTAATAGTGTTGATGATAATGGTAATAAGGTAAAAATTATTATACCTAGAGATGAAAGAAATAGTGATTATAAATCACTTATATCACAATATACAATCCAACAAATAGATAAAAATACCGATGAATCTTTGCGCATATTTAGAGAAATGCAAAGCAGAAAAAATCAACGTGATGTTGAAAATAGAGCAAGAATAGATGGTGAAGAATTGTTTATGGCAAAACTTGAAGCATTTGAGATGGATGAAGTAAAAAATACAACCAACAAAGAATTTAAACGTTCTATACGAAAATCCAAAAATAAAATGGAAGTTTTAGTAAACACAATTGTTGGTATAATTAATGAACGAAATAAAAAATAAAAATGGGTTTATGTATGCTGCTACGTGCAAAATACCATATCTTCATAGTGCAATATATTCTGCAGAATCTTTAAAAGATTATTACCCTGAAGCAAATATTACTTTATATACTGAGGAACGATGGAGAACAATAGCCAATAACTCTGGTGTATTTGATTCTATTATAACTGATTGTCCATATAATATTCGCACTAAACTGTATATGTTATCTAAGACTCCATATGATAAAACATTTTATATAGATGCAGATACGGAAATTATGCATGAAGATATATCCTCAATCTTTGATCAATTATCGGATGAAGCAGATGTATGTACTACCTCAATTCGTAAATATGCAGCAGCAGAAGTATTTTTAACAAAAGAAAAAAATAACAATGCAAAAATGATTCATCATTGTGGTATATTTGGGTATTGGAAAAGGCCTCATATTTTAAAATTTTTAGATGTTTGGTATAAACAATTCAAGTATCAATCATCTAAAGAATTTACTATTAAATATCCTGAATATTTAAATAGTGTTAAACAATGGGATCAATTCGCATGGTGGTTCCTTTTAAATATAAAAAATCATAAAATGAAAATAGATATAATGGAAGACGATGCAAGATGGAATTATGTTAATACATATAAAAAATCTGAAGTTAAATCTGATATAGTTATAATGCACCATACTTTAAAGAAAGAGTGGATAGATGGACAAGATAGAAGTTAAAAATAAAAGTATATTACATATTTTAAATGATATTAAAGATAATATTTTATCTGAAGACACTAAAACATTATATGATATAGCATATGATGAAAGATTAGGTAGAGATGGTAAAGAGTATAATGATGGAATGGATATTACAAGCGGAACAAGTTATGATTACCATCAATGGCTTATGAATGGCAATAATCACGAAGGCTTTCCTGAATGTTCATTACTTATAGACTATAGAACAAGTGTAGGTGCTCATAAATTAAATAATAGAGATAAAGTCATGAGTCTTGCTAATAATATGACATCAGAATTAGGTGCATCTAACAATTCTTTGTTGACATATTACCCCGTAGATGGATATATAGGATGGCATCATAATGCTAATGCTAGAGGATATAATGTATTATTTACATATAGTGATTGTGGTGGTGGATATTTTGAAGAATATGATTTAAATGCTAAAAAATATATTATGCATAAAGATAGTATTGGTTGGAATGTAAAAACAGGGTATTTTGGTGGTCATGATGAAGGCAATAAAAAAGTTTGGCATTGTGCAGCTAATAAATCTGGCAGTAGAATAACTATATCATATATTATTAATCAATATGATATGTGGATGGATATGAAAGATGAATTGGGTAGTATTTAAATATCCAGTTACTGCTTATAATATAATCGAATATTTTACCATCAAATTTATTTAAAAGGCATACATCATAATTTTTTTCCATATATTCATTATCCATATATGAATATATTTTTAATGAATCAAAATAACCTATTTCTTTTTTATTAAGTATATTAAATAAATATCTATCCATAGTAGCATATGGATACCAATCTCCCTTGTCTATAGATTTTCTAATTTTATTATAGGATTTTAAATTTTTATTAACATACAATAGAGATGAATTTATTTGAGTAGGTTGATAAGGTCTGCTATCTATAGCCCAATCTGCATTAACAAATAATAACTTATTGTTATCAATTATTTCTTTTAATTCATTAAATTTAAAATTAGATTGCAATACAATATCTAAATCCAATAATACAAATTCATTCGGCAAATCTATATCATGAAAGCAATAAAGTTTATTCCATGCGCCTTCGTATTCGTCATCACTAATTATTATTTGGTTAATCTCTTTTTTAATATTTCTTTTTCTATCAGTAATACATGTAAAGCTGTTTATTTTATTACGCATAAATATCATATAATAAAGAGCGTCCACATATGCATTATGATACATGTTGCCAAAATTAACACAAACAAAATTCATTAGTAGGGCCCTCTATCTTAGCTAATCATACAATAATTATTATAACATAAAAATATGAAAGAGTCAACGGTTTTTTAAGGATTTTAACTAGTATAAATATATATAATTAATAATATAAAGAGGATTGTACGATGGCAGCAAAAGCTAATCTTATTATAGATCAAGGAAGTAAATTTAATATCGTAGTAAATATTACAGACATGAGCGGAGATATTTTTAATTTAACAGATCATACATCAGCATGTCATTTTAGAAAAACACATTCATCTAGCATATTTCATATAATATCAACGAATATTACAAATCCAACCGGTGGTATCATGGAATTAAGTATGACATCTGCAGAAACTAATATCGTTCCTGCAGGAAGATATGTATATGATGTTGAGGTTTATAATACGTTAAATAGTAATAATGCAACACGTGTATTAGAAGGTTTAGTAACTGTCACACCTGGTGTAACAAGAGGAAGCTAAAATGGCTATAGATACAAGCACAGGAATAAATGCTAATACCACTACCGTATTCAGAACTGGTAATACTGCAATAGCTAGAATTCAAACAGCTACACCAGAACAAGTATCAAGAATAATGTTTGGAAGTGCTGGTATAAAACAACAAGTGGTTTTCCAAAGTGATGCTGCAATATCCAATGAAGCAGCTGTTAGTTTAGTTTATGATGTTGATTCTAATACCTTCATCGTCCAAAAAGTTGGTGTGCATGGCGGATTTTTCTAATGTCTGAATATAATGTTATTCAAATTAGAACGAGTAACACAAATGATACACCAGCAAATGGTATATTGTCAAGTGGAGAACTTGCATATTCATTCACATCTAATGATTTATTCATAGGATCAGTATCAGGTAATGTTCCTGTTTTAATTGCACGAGGAAATGATACTGCCAAATTAAATTTTGGAGAAACAATTGCTAATGTTCAAGCTACAGATGTAACAATATCAAATACATTAACTGTTGATGGGGATATTCTTCTTAAAGGTAGTACCTTAACGCTTGGAGATGGAAATGATATCATATCTTTAGGAGCTACAGTAAACACTAATATTATTCCAACCACCAATACAACTTTAAATTTAGGTAGTGACACAAATTATTATTCAAATCTTTTTGTATCCTCAGTTTATTTAACTGGAGATCCAACAGAAAATTTACAAGCAGCTACTAAACAATATGTAGATACAACTTTAACTACTGCTTTTTCTAGTATATCCTCAATAGCAAACTCAATACCTATGGGAATTCCCGTTGAAGACGGTATATATTCTAATGGTGCAGGAGTTACTGCAGAAGGTGCAGTTACATCAATAACTGCAAACACAAAAGTATCAGATGCAGTTGATAAATTAAATGAGGTTGTTTTAAATGTGTATAATAATACGTATGTAAGAGATGTATCATTTACAATAAGCAACACTTCAGGCGGTGCACCATTAGATACACAATTAACAATATCTACAACAGGTAATCCAAACAAATTTGATATAAATTGGGGTGATGGATCTTTTTCTAATAATACAAGTGACTCAACACCAAACCATACATATACAAACACATCTGGTGGATCATATAATATAACAGTAATTGCAAGAAATGATAATGGTCTTGGAGAAGGTAATAATGCGCAGATAATAGTAAATAATGCTATAGTCGTTTTTACACCAGATCCTGCTGCAGCATTTACTATACACGATGCATTAACTAATGGAAGTAATATTATTGAAGCTAATACAGGAGATCAAATATTTCTTGATAATAATACTACTAATGCTAATGGAGTCATTGCCACATTCCATATTAATTGGGGAGATGGAACATCAGACTCAATATCTAATACATCAGTAGAAGGCGGGACAGAAGGATCTAGAATAGATCATATCTATACATCAGATACTGGTTTTAGTACTAACACTATAACATTATCAATCAATACTCATTCAACAGCTAATCCAGCTTCTTTACCTGATAGTATAACAAGTGTTATAAAAATATTTAATACAAGTATTGCTGCTCCTCAAGGTTTGGCTAATAAAACATTTACTTTATCTTCAAGTTCTGTTGGTTCATCACCAAGAGTAGCATCAGGATTTATTGACAACTCAAGTGGAACAACATTAAATGTCGGAGACACACCTACAAGATATACAACTTCAGGAAATATACAAACATCTGGTTCTGTTACAACCCAATTTACTCACGATGCCGACAATGGTACACTGACATCTTTAATAGACAATTCAGCTGACGGAAGTATTACATTTGATTCAAATGATAATTCTGGTACATACGACTCGTTAGTTATAATTGATGAAAGTGATTTCAATCAATTTAGTAATACAGGAACTAGTGTCTCTGATATTCAAAAAATATATGCTTCAGGATTGTATTCAGGATTCAAATCAAGAATAAGTAAAAATAATTTATCTATTGGAGCTCATACCTACAAATTGTCTCATAGTACAACAGGTAATACAAATCAATTAGATTTTATAAAAGATAATTTGACGTCAACTCCAAGTATAGATTTTTCAACAACAACAGTTACAGAAAATACAGCTGGGACTTTAGCATATGTTTCAGGTATTCCATACTATACAAATAATGCTAAGATTAATGTTATAGGTACAAAAATAACAAACTTAACAGGCCAGACATATAGAAATACAACAACTCCTTTTACTTTTGGTAGTGGTCAAACATTTGAAGGAGAATCTGGATCAATAATAAATTCTCAAAGTAAAACATATACCATTTTACCATCCTCTCAATTGAATTCAAATTATCCAATAGCTAATACAGGAATGTCATCTCCTGTAACATTAGAAACATTTCAGTTAAATATTAATGGAGGGGGAAAAAGAGTACAAGGTTTCAACATGAATGTTAAAAATGTTAATGGAACGAGTACATCTGTCAACTTTAGTAATACAAAAATATCTGTAATGAATGGATCATCTTCTGGCATAAATGAATTAGCTATACCTGTTAGTGATTCATTAGGAGCAACTTATAACGATGATGCGGTAAGAATAACTGGATTTACTGGTGTTAATCCCACATTCTCAAGTTCAACAAATTACTATACAAGTTCAACATGGAGTGGTGCACAAACTATTATTGGCACTGATGAAGCTGTAATTAGATATGGATCTTTACAACACTTTGCCTCAGATTTAAGCACTGGATTTTTACCTGCAGGCCCTAATCTTAGTTCCGGTCGATCAGGCACACAAAAAATAATAATAGCATTTAGAAGGACTCAGGTAGCTAACTTTAATGTTACATTAAGTGGAATTGTTTCATCATTTCATATAGCAGCTCCTGGAACAGGCATAGATTCTGCATCAACTTTAAATGGGTGGTTGAACGCAGGAGATACATATGCTGGTAGTGGTATACCAGGTGGCAATACAGGAAGTGGGGGCAATGGATCTGACGGATGCGCATTTACATCAGGTGATAGAATTCTTTCAAATACTACATATAACAATAGTAGTTTTCTATTAACACTCGGAAGCCAAAATGGCACCAATGCGTTTGGAAATCAAATATTAATTTCTATTGGTCTATCATCAGGCCAATCTATATCAGATTTGAGTATATCATAATGACCATATCAGATTCACAAAAAGTTGATTTACTTTGGAAAAAAATAGGTTTTGGTAGAGTAAAAACTGATACTAATGATCTTAAAAAAGCACCTAACGAGGTATTTGTATCTAAACCTATTATTGATCCATTAGCTATTTGGAGTGATGCATCATCAATTCCTAATGTTATTCCCACATCTAATACGAGTATTGTCAAAGTATATACAACAATACAAACAACAGAAGATTTAACTTCTACAACCAGAAGAACATGGACTACAAGTATAGTAAATTGGATACCTCCAGTTTTTGGTTCTACATATCAATTAAAAGTATATTCTGCATTATCATCAGCAGCAAATCCAGTATCATCAGGAACACAGTTATTTGAGACTGGTTCTGGCAATAATGATGAATGGTATTTTGACTATCAGTCAGGTGTTTTAAATTTTATAGGTTCTAACTTACCTACATCTGTAACATCAGGAAAAGGCATATTTTTATCCGGTGCTGTGTATACAGGACAATTGGGACTGTCGGGTGTAGGATTATCAGATGCTGTAATAAGCAATGCTTCATTAACCGATAGTAATATATCTAATACAAATATTACAGATGGCACATTAAACAATGTTACAATTAATAGTCTTTCGAATCCTTTAGAAGTAAAAGATGGTGGTACAGGGATTAGAGAATTGGTTGAAAAAGGTGTAATGTCAGGAGCTAATACAACAACAGTAGCATTTACAACAGGAAGCCAAGGACAGATATTACAATACGATGTTAATGGTGCACCAATTGCAGATGATATTGATGGTGGCAATTATTAGATAAATATGGTATAATATAATTATAAAAAAATAAGGTGATATTATTATGGCTTCAAAAAAGCGAATTAAAAGACCAATTATAAAAAAAGAAATAGTTACTAAAGAAAAAACAATTCCTGAAGAGAATCTTGTTGACACTACACCTAAAATAGAGTATAGTAATAATTATATAAGTTCACAACAAACAAATCATGAGAATTCTTTTCCTGGTGATGATACAGATAATTTTGATGATGATTTCTGGCGGCGGTATATAATTAATCAACAAGAAATAATAAGTGATCTTGTTAAAAAAAATATGTTGCTTAACACTGAGATGCAACGGTTACAAGGATTATTGGAATTACAAGAAACTAAAATTAACATATCAACAACAGCTAGTGAATTTAAAAGCCAAATGAAGACAATAGCAGAGAAGCAGGTAGAAGACACAAAAAAAGAGGTTATGGTAGCTAAACAAAAAGCGGATGAACTTTTAAAAGAAACCCCTGTAGATAATTATGATAAATATATGTTTAGACCATTAGTTAAAAAACGAATAGCACAATTAAGAGAAAAACCTAAACAAGAAGAAAATATAAATAAACAGAAGAAGCCAAAACCAATTAAAACTGAAGAATTATATCATTTTAAACCGAAAGTGGTAGAGGTTAAAAGACAAGGCCTGTCTAAAATATCTAAGGAGTAAATAAATGGCGTCAATTATTAAATTAAAAAGGAGTACCACCCCGGGTGGTGTGCCAGCTAACAGCGCATTAGCTGAAGGTGAATTAGCCATCAACGTCGTAGACAAGAAACTTTTCTCGTCTAACGGAACATCAGTTTTTTCAGTAAGTGGAGATCAATATAATCTAGAACAAAGCGGTAACTCATCAGCTGCTACAGTAACTTTAACTGTAGATAATTTAACACTATCAAATGATAGTATTACAATAGCTGGTAGTGGTGCTTCTCTTGTTTCAGGCAACTCCTCAGAAGTAACTGTAACCGGAACAACATATGCAGTTGGAACGGGTGGTAATACAATTCAAGGTAATATTACATTAACTGGAACTGGTGGTGGAGATGCTGGTGTAGGAACTGACATTTCTAAAATCGTTGGAACTGGAGCAGCAGTTGTTAGTGGTAATAGTACACAAATAACCGTTGATACAAGCACATACGAATTATCAACAACAGGTAACTCATCTATTGGTCAAGTATCACTTACACCTGCAGGTGGTGGTGATAGTTCTACAGAAACAGTTAATTTTGTAGGTGGAACTGATATTGGTATGTCTGGTAACAGCACACAGATTACAGCAGTAAACCAATCAACATTAGAAACTGTTACTACAAGAGGTGCGACAACATCTCAAGCAATAGTTATCAATAACACATTAGCAGCTGGTAATACAACAATTACTGGTGAGGTAAATGCAACAACAGCAGAATTTGGTAATACTAATATAACAGGAACGTTATCTACAACAGGTGGATTAGGTATCTCTGGTGCGTTAGAAATTACCGATGATACTCAATCAACATCAAACACTACTGGCTCAATTATAACAGCTGGTGGTATTGCAAGTAGAAAAAATGTTACTGTTGGTCAAGGTCTTACTGTAGAAGGCACTTCAACTTTAACTGGCAACGTAACTATGTCCGATGCGGCATCTATCACAAATGCATTAACAGTTGGCGGTGTAGTTGATATTAATGATTCAACAGCATCTTCAAATACTTCTACCGGAGCTATCCAAGTATCAGGTGGAGTAGGAGTAGGTGGCGCTATTCATGCTGGTGGTGATTTAGAAATTGGCGGTAGTGCAGTTATTGCAGGTAACTTAACTGTCCAAGGAACAACTACAACAGTACAATCAACAACAGTTTCTGTTACAGATAATATGTTAGCTTTAGCATATGACCAAACTGGAACTGATACTGATGCGGTTGATGTAGGTTTTTATGGCACATATGATGTAGGCGGAGTTGATAAATTCAGAGGTATATTCTGGGATGCATCAGAAAACGTATATGCTGCTACAACAAATTTAGGTGCAGCTCCTGCAGGAGAAGTAACATATACTGCGTCTAATTTAGCACAATTCGATGCTATCATCGACGGCGGCACATTCTAAAAAAACAAAACAAAAAAGAAGGGGGGTTTCTCCTTCTTTTTTTTACAATTTATTATTAATAATTATGAGGTTATTATATCATGTCATCTTTAGACGAACAATTAAATCAAACATATCTCCAATATCTTACGAACGAAGTACAAACTTTATCATTAGAGTTAATAAAATATAAAGCTCAGGTTACTGTTTTACAAAATAGTACCGCTGACAGCTCTAAAAGTAATGCTACTTTGATGGAACAAAATACACTTCAAAAACAAAAAATTGCATCATTAGAAAAACAAATTGAAACATATGAAGCTAAAAAGGTTGCATTAAATCCTAAAGCAAAAAACAATTCACTATCTAAATCACGTTCAAAAAAATAAACTTTTAAATATCCTAAATATATAAGTATTTAGTATCACCTCTATATAGAGGTTTTATTGTTATCCCTCTATATAGAGGTTGAATAAGGAACGCATATGTCGTCAAAGATTTATATCAAACGGACGTCCGTTAGTGGACGTACGCCAAATACTACTAATCTGGGTACTGGTGAATTAGCATTAAATATGTCCGATGGAGTCATGTTTAGTTCTAATGGCTCAAATGTATTTGAAATCGGCGCAAATGTTTCCTTATTATCAGCCAATTCTATATCTGTTAACAGTCAATATCTATTACCGACCTTAGACGGTGCTAATGGGCAAACTATTATTACAAACGGTAATGGGGTTTTGTCATTTGCTGACCTTGGTCAACTAGCTGATGATACAGTAGCAAACAATCTCGTTATTGAGGGTGATTTAACTGTAACAGGCAATATAACATATATTAACAGTACTGAACTTAATATTGGTACTAATTTTATTAATTTAAATACTAGAGTAGATGCAAACACAAATTCGCCATTTGATTCAGGTATTAACATTAATAGAGGTGCACTGCCTAATACATCATTATATTTTGATGAGACAGATGATTCATGGAAATTCACCAACAATGGATCAAATTATATTAAAATATTTACTGGATTAGAAGATGTATTAGAAGCAAATAATATAGCTCACACAACTATTGAAGCTAATAATATTGTTGCAAACACAGTAGAATTAAATATAGTTAATATTGGAAATAATGTAATAAAAACTAGTAATTCTGCAACAACATCGTCATTGTCATCAACAGTTATAGATTCTTATTCTAAAAGTTTATATTCTTCTTCTCAATATTTAGTAGAAATAAATTCCACATCTAGTAAACAATTTACTCAAATAAACATTGTATATGATACTAATGATGTCTATATATCTGAATTTGGCAAAATATCTACCAACTCAGATTTAGGTATTTTTTCAGCTAATATGTCTGGTTCACACATAAATTTAATAGTAACACCAACCATATCTACATCGATGGATATAAAAATATATCGCACAGCTGTAACAATGTAGAATTATAAATATCCGTGTATAACAATTGATTATACATAAAAATATTTTTAAAAATTTGATACTAATATATCCATTTGATACATAAATTATTATAAATAAATGTATGTGCATAATGCTTATATTATATTGCAAAAACGGAAGATTTTCTAATAACTAGTTCTGGAGAAAAATAATGGCGACCATTAATAAAGAATTTCTCGCCCAGTATGGCGTTAACTCAAATAGTAACAAGATTATCAATCTTGCTACTCCGACTGCAAATACTGATGCAGCCACAAAGAAATATGTTGATGATCAATTAGTTGCATCTGCTTCTAACACATCATTAGCATCTGCTGCTTTTACAGCCGGTAACAATACGATTGTATTTACAAGAGCAGATTCAACTACAACATCTGTAGACATTGGATCACAAACACAATCTGCTGCTTTTGCTGCTGCTAATAGCACATTAACATTAACAAGAGCTGATAGTACAACTTTAGATGTAGCTTTAAGAGCTAATACATCTTTAGCAAGTGCTGCTTTTGCTGCTGCTAACTCAACTCTTACATTTACAAGAGATGATGGAACAGCTACAGATGTTGCATTAAGAGCAAACACATCTGTATCAAGTGCTGCATTTACAGGCTCTAACGGTACATTTGTATTTACAAGAGATGATGCAAGTACATTTGATGTAGCAATGTCTGATCTAACAATTGATGATCTTACAATTTCTGGCAACTTAACTGTTCAGGGAACAACAACAAATATTGATACAAATAATTTAGTTGTAAATGATGCTATCATTACTTTAGCTTCAGGTCAAACCGGAACTCCTTCATTAAATGCTGGTATTGAAATCGAGCGTGGATCAAGTGCAAACGTAGCATTAAGATGGAATGAATCAACAGATAAATGGCAAGTAACCGAAGATGGTTCTACCTATATTAATATTGCAACAGGTACTGATTTATCAAATATTGCTAATACATCAGCTGCTTCTGGTGCATATACTGTTGCTAATAACACTTTAACAATAACAAGAGATGATGCAAGTACATTTGATGTTGTCTTGACAGGCGTTGCAAACACAACCCTTATTGCTAATACATCTACATCATCTGGTGCATATACAGTTGCTAATAGTACATTAACAATGACAAGAGCAGATGGTTCTACATTTGATATGTCAATTATAACATCTGCAACTACAGTTTCTAATACTGCTCCATCATCACCACTAGAAGGTGATTTATGGTATGACAGTGATGACGCTGATCTTTACATCTACTATGATGGTGCTTTTGTAGCTGTTGTTCCAACACCGGCTAACACATCTTCATCAAGTGCAGCCTTTGCCTCAGCTAATAGTACTTTAACTATTACAAGAGCAGATGCTTCTACGTTTGATGTAGCTCTAAGAGCAAATACATCAACACAAGGTGCAGGATGGACATCAAGTAACAATACTCTTACATTTACTAGAGATGATGCTTCAACATTTGATGTAACATTAGACAAATTACCTACAACATCAACAACAACTGTTTCATCAACAAGTCAAATAACTGTTGATTCATTTGCAATTGCAACATATAGTGCAGCTCAGTATATTGTTGAATGTACATCAGGAACAGACAAGCATTTTACAATGGTTAACGTAACACAAGATGGTACAGATGTTTACTTAACTGAATATGGTACATTAATAACTAATGCTTCATTAATGACATTAGATGCATCATTATCAGCAGGCAACTTATCATTATTAGCTACACCAGCCAATAATAGTGGTACTATTAAGATTAAGCGCACAAACGTTTCTGCTTAATAAAAAAATATTATAGGTAGAGGTCTATGTGATCTCTGCCTTTTTTTATTATAAATAATTAAAACATTTTTTAAAAAGAGGTAATAATGGCAAATTTAAATTTACCATCTTCTCCATCGGATGGAGCAGAACACACTCACGAAGGTAGAAAATTCAAATTCAATGCATCTAAAGGTAGGTGGAGACCTGCTAAAGCATCTGATTTAGATGGAATATCCTCATCAAGAAAAAGATCAAGAGGCGTTGAGAACGCACAACTTGAATCAGATTTAGATTTAAATATAGATGGTGTTACTGTTAGTATTGATGCCTTTGCTGGCAGAACTGAGACTTATGCTAATGCATCTATATTTCCATTCGACAGTCTGCAATCAGGCGATCAAGCCATTGCTTTAGATACAGGATACCTCTATGTTACTGATGGATCAGGATGGTTCAAAGTAGCAAACTCACAACCAGTTTAATAAGGAAATATAAACATGGCTCTATCTTTACCAACAACAAGTAGTAGTAATACTGGGTTGGCTACTTTAACATTTCAAGCAAATGTATCATCAAGTTTACTAAATAGTTACCCAAGCCTTCAACAATTCACTGATAGAACAAAATCTCATGATGGAATTGATATGGCCGCCTCTGCTAATGCAGAATATATATTGATTTCAAACGCAACTCCTCGTGCAGGTCAAAATGATGGTTTTGGAGGATTTCCACAAATATTAACAAGAAGTGGAAATACAATAACCCACCAACAAACAATAGAGAGTAACCTACCTTATTCAAATTCAGGAGCTGATTATTTTGGTTATTGGTCTAAAGATGATATGTCCAGACGATGGGTAGATATGGATTTAGCCGGTGAGACTATAGTAATTGGTGGTACTATGACCAGCATTTATAATAAAGGCAGATTTGAAATATGGAGCAGATCTGGATCAACATGGTCATTTGCATTTGGGCATACAGGTAATAGTATAGAATACATAACAAGTAATGGTTGCCAAATTTCAGGTAATGGAAATTACGTAGTTCAAGCCGCTTCTGCAGATGTTCCTGGTGGACCATCATCATTTATTAGTATTTTTGCAAAAACTGGTGGCACTTGGGCAGCCCAACAAACAATTACACCAACTAAAGGTGCGTCAAACGTTGCGATTAATAATAGTGGTGATAAGATAGTAGTTATGTCTAAAACAGATAATTTGCCTACTGGAGATACTGTTATAATATATGTTTATACAAGATCAGGAACAACATGGTCTCTAGCAAATGAAACTACAATAGATCAAACCGGATGGTATGCATCATATGCTAATTGTATGAATATGAGTGGTGACGGTAATTATATAGGAATAGGATTCAGGCACTCTACAAATAATTTTGGTAACGGTAGATTGTGGATTGGAAAATGGAACGGAACTTCATACGCTGAAGAAACTACTATAACAAAAGCACATGGTGGCAGTACAGGATACTATTTTGGTAAAACATTTTCATTTAATGATGATGGATCTAGAGTAATTATAGGAACAATTGGCCAAAATAATTTTCCTAATTGGACTTATCAAAGAGTCGGAACAACCTGGACATACAAACAATCAATTACATCATCTGCAGGATCAACTGGCGAAAATAGAGTGTTTATGGATAGTACAGGTAACCATATATTATGGGCTAATTGTAAAAACCCAGAAAATTCTAATGAAAGAGATGGTTTAGTACATTATTATACACCAACAGCAACAGAAGCTGCAGCCATTCAGGATGGAGATACACATATACATCAAGGTAGAAATTTCAAATGGAATGCTGCCAAAAGTAGGTGGAGACCCGCTAGAGCATCTGATTTAGATGGAATATCTTCATCAAGAAAAAGATCAAGAGGCGTTCAGAACGCACAACTTGAATCAGATTTAGATTTAAATGTGGACGGGGTTACTGTCAGTGTCGATGCTTTTGCTGGTAGAACAGAAACTTATGCGAATGCTTCCATATTTCCGTTTTCTAGTTTGCAATCAGGCGATCAAGCAATAGCATTAGATACAGGTTATCTTTATGTTACTGATGGATCAGGATGGTTCAAAGTAGCTAATTCACAACCAGTTTAATAAGGAATAAAATAAATGCCAGTAATAGATTTTCCAAGTAATCCTAGCAATAATGAGTTATTCATTATTCAAGGTAAAGCAATGCGGTATAACAGCGATAAAAATAAATGGAGACATGTATCGACGATGTCTTCTTCTCAAGTATCCGATCTTGAAAACAAAAGTGTCGGAATATCTTCAATGTCTGTTAGTGGCAATACCTTAGTAATACAAAAAGATGATAGTACGCATGCTAATGTTAGTCTAGCTCAATTTGCTGGTAATATATTAACCAATTATTCTTCTGCATCTCAATTACCTATAACAGGACTTATTGCGGGATCTCAAGTATATGTAACAGATACAGATTCATTGTTTATTACTGATGGGTCTGGATGGTATAAGGTTGCAACAGTAAACTTATCACCTTCTTTATCCTTAGGTGTCTCTAGTATATCAATGGGTTCAGGCGGATCTGTGGATATAAATTATACAGTTAATGAACCTGAAGATACACCATATACTGTAACAGCATCTGCAACAGCAAATGCTACTATAACAGTACATCAAGCAAATAATACAATAACATTTGATAATCCAATTGCAGCTACAAGTGAGACAATTACAATATCCGCCACAGATGGTATTAATACAGTCGCTGATACATTAACAATGACAATTTCAATAGGACCAGATTGGCCTAATGCAACTACAACACTTTTTAATCATCCAGCATCAGCTGCAGAACAAAGATTTGGTAATTGTATGGATATGGATGAGACTACATTGGTTGTAGGCAGTACTGCTGAAGATAATTATAGAGGAGCAGTAAGAGTTTATACTAGAGCCAGTGAATCAGATGCATGGAGTTTACAACAAACTATAAATGGCCCAACTATTAATAGTGGTTTTGCTGGTAGAGTTTCGTTAGATGGTGATAATTTAGCGGTTGGAATGACTGGATTTGATAACGGAGGAGCAACTAATACAGGTGGTGTGCAGATATGGGTAAGAACAGGGACAACATGGTCACAACAAGGTGGTAATATTGTTCCTAGTAATACTCAGTACGTACAACATAGTGTCGGTGGAGTAAAAATATCAGGTGATAATTTACTTATAGCTACACCATACGATGATAATCATCAAGGTAGTGTTTATTATTATAGTAGATCAGGAACTACATGGACATATAGACAAAAAGTTAAATCAAATGTTCCTAGTAATAATAGGCGTTATGGTGATGGTTTAGATATAGTTGGAAATATTCTGATAGTAGGTGATAGAGATAACTCTAATTCAACATCAGGCCAAGTGCATATCTATACATTAACAGGCACAACATGGAGTCATAATGGAACAATAACTCCAAGTGATGGTCAACCTGGAGATGATTTTTCATCACTTGATAGTGTAGTAATAAATGCTAATAGTGATACAATTGCTGTTGGAGCCCGTCATGGACATAAAACACCAGTAACATCGCTTAGAAGCGACTCATATGCCAGTGGTGTAGTTTTGGCATTACCTTTTGATAGCACACACGCAATGGATGATGTAAGTCATTCAATTACAGGTTCATCTAGTACTCAAGCAACTTTAACTGATGGTCCTGCAAGTAGTAATTCTACAGAACAAGTAAAATGGACTACTCCAGCATATGCTAATAGTTATAAAGGAACGATTGGAATAGGTGCAGCCAATCAATATGTACTAAGTACTCCTATACCATCAAGTGCTACAGGTACATTTGTTATTGAAGGATGGTTTTACTCACTTAATAGCACTTCAAACAGTAACTGGGCTATATCAAGTGCTGATGTAGGTGGTAGATTCTTATTTGGTATCAATAACAGCTCAACCTTTGATTTCAATGGTTCTAGTAATGATGCTAATGACATTGGTATTGGATCAGGGTGGCATCATATTGCTATTGTATGTGATAGTGGTGCTAAACGTTTTTATTATGATGGTCTTTATAAAGGTCAATGGCATAGTCCTAATACTGGATTCTCAACATTACATATTGGACAATTTGATGCTTCAGATTCTAACGATTATCGAGGATATATTCAAGACTTTAAAGTTACTATTGGCACAAACAGGGGTTATATAGGTACTTCACAATCAGGTACAAACTTTGTTCTTCCGGGATCAATGGTTACTGAATTTGCAGGTGCTGATATAGTTAAAGCAGGAGCTGTTTATGTTTTTAAAGGAAGTGAAGCAGCAGGTACACTTTCTAACGCAGTTTGGATGCACAAATCACCACTTACTTATCAAGCTGGAATGTCAGGTGATGCAAATGCTAACCGCCCATATGCACTAGGGTTTAAACCAGATGGTACAAAAGCATACATTGCAGATGCCAACGCAAACCTTATCTATCAATATAGTTTGGCAACACCATATGAAGTGACAGATGCTTCAATGTCGTATGATAGTGTATCGTTTGGTCTAGTAACCTCTATGGGTAGTTCAATCACACCAGCTTCAATGAAATTTAAACCTGATGGAACAAAATTGTTTGTTCTGAACGGTGACAACAAAACAGTATACGAATATAACTTGTCAACTCCATATGATTTAAGTACTGTTTCGTATAATAATATAACTTTATCTATAAGTTCAGTGGAAGGTTTCCCAGAAGGAATATTTTTCAAGCCTGATGGAACAAAAATGTATGTGGTTGGAACGCAATTTGATTCTGTGCGTATGATGGATTTATCAACTCCTTGGGATATCTCAACTGCTACATATAATAATGCTAATAATTTTAGTGTAACCAATCAAGACAGCGAACCCATGG